ACAAGGACGACGGACTAGTAAAAACCAGTAGTCCGTCGTCCTTGGCATCAGCTAACTTGCTGATAAATATGGCTGGGGGACTAGGATTCGAACCTAGGTTTACGGAGTCAGAGAACATTGTCCTGTGTTTCCCTTGTCTAAGTTTGTTGTCTATTGTCTTTGGAGGTGCCGCATGGCTCGCGGTCGTAAATCTCGCTACGCAGAACCCACAGTGCCTATTCGGGTGCCTATTAGCCTCGTTCCTCTTATCCAGTCATCTGATCAGATGCGCATCATCTTGGACACCTGGCGCACACGTCTTGAGGGTCGTTGTATGCGTCCACGTTGGCGCAATGCCTCAAAATTGCTCCAAGAAATCGAAGGCTTCCTTTCCTCTTCAAGTATTAAATCTGTTAAAGATTGACCCGCTTTTCTATTTTGTACGGATTAAATTTAATTCGTACAAAATAATTTAATTTGTACGAATTAAAAAGAATTTTGTACGAATTAAAGTCCTTTCATTTTCAAGTTTTATCTTTTATAACTTGCAGCACTTACAAATTTACCGGGTGCTGCCTTGTCTCGTTTTGCCGCCTTCGTCGATTATCTATCTCTCAGTTTTCCTGCCGATGACGGCGGGTTAATTGGTGATGGTTATCTGCCTCAGAAATTTGGTACACACCTCGTCGGCTTGCTGTCGGCTTGCGGTATGGACGGCGCGTCTTTGCTTACCCGTGAATCTGGCATGTATGGCTATGCTTCATCGGCTTATCTGCTGCGCACTTCGATTTCCCCTACTCAGCCCATTAACTGCGGTCTGGTAGCTTTTACGCCTATTGAGCGTTGCGAGGGCGTCAAGAAGTATCAGCCCGGTTTCTTTCTCTCGTTGTCTGGTATGGGTTGCAAGGGCGTTAATCTGCAATTGTTTGTGGATTCCATCGCTCCTTTTAGCCCACGCATCACCCGCCTCGACGTGGCTATTGATTACTACGAGGGCGAGCTTTCGTTTGATAAGTTGCAGTCTTTCTATATTGCGGGTTATTTCCGGTCTAACGGCGGTCGGATGCCGCGTAAACACGTTATCCAGCCACAGGGGATGCTGCCTGATGGTTCGTTAGAGAAACGGGGCGGTTACACCATGTATGTCGGTAAGCGTGGCGGCGCTCGTCATGCTCGTGGTTACGAAAAGGCCCATCAGCTTATTAATGAATCGGTCGGCATCACTAGCGATTACATTAACTGGTTCCGTTTAGAGGTCGAGCTTCGCAGTGCGGATGCTTATGTTATCCCTTTGGATGCTCTCATCTCAGACCGTCTGGATGATTTGCTTTTATCGGCTTATCCTAACTTATTTTATCGTTTGCCCATTCCATCTCATGTCACTAATGCACCGCATCTGCCACCTTTAGACCCCTACTGCTTATCATTCAAAACACCGGAGCTAAAGGTACCGTTGGAGCATCTCCAGGGTTATCTAACGCTTTCTTATGGTGGTGTTCTTAACGCCATGTTGCTGCAAGGACTTAATGCGGATGAGATAGTTTCTAAACTTTGTCCATCTGATAAGGACAAATTGCCGCGTCGTTTGCTTTTCCCAATTACCCCACAAGAGGAGTTAAATCCGTGAAAAAGCCTTATTATTGCCTGCGTGCTGAAGTCATTAAGCATTTTACTGGAACTGAAGATGCTTATTTACACTGCTTTTCTCCGAATACCGCATCACCTAGTTCTGATTTTTTCGGCTATGAAATTTTGCGTTATCAATTTGCAAATGCTGACTATGCACGGGCATTGGTTAACTCTCAAGTTTTTCCTGCATTAGCCCTAGTTGATTATGAGAACGTCTCTGTAGGTCGCCGTCAAATGCCCAGTAAGTCTGTTTTAGGTGTTGAGGTTTTGACGCCTTCTACTTGGTTAGCTTCTCAGTCCTTGTTTAAGTATCCAGAACAGGACGATAACTATAACCAGTTGGTTTTATCTTTATCTTTCAAGTCTTGGACGAGCAAGAAAAGTGTGAAAGGTGCAGAGACTTCATTGCTTTATCCTTATTCTGTTCATCATTCTGATGATTCTTCAGGCTTGAAGACTCAGAGCTTTTACATGGATTTTACCAAGGCTAACCAGCTAATCGCTTCTAAAGCAGCCCCTTTATTCTCCTACATCTCTACCGTTGACACTGTGATACAGGGTGCAGCAGTAGAGTCCATAGAATCCTTTGAACGCCAAGCAGCACCACCTGGGTTTGATGAATTTTTTAAGGGACTGCTCACCCTGCCAAAAACTACCCGTCAACCACCTAAACCGCCCACGGTTAATGCCGACACCACAGCCGCCGGGGTACGCGGATAAAGGGCTTGCCCGCCGCCCCCGGCTTTCGGCTTCCCCCCGGTAGTAATACGGGGGGAAGGATTACAAAAAGGGTTTTGTGAAGGTTTTTGAAGAGGTTTTTTATGTTTTCTTTTTTTAATCGTTTGTCCTTATTTTTCCGTGAATATATTATTTTGGATAATGATTCTCCTTTTAATATTTTCGTTAATAAGATTTCTTATTCAATTATTTTTGTTTTGTTTTTTATCTTAACCTATCTTATTTTTTATTATCTTGGCTTTAATTATTTTTCAGTTTTTTATATTATTGCTTTTACTCTGTCTTATCATGCTTTGTTTTCATTTTATTCTATTACCTCTCTTTATATTTATTTGTTTGATTTTTCTTTGTCAATTTGGGATAGAGTTTATTTTTCTATTGTCTTTTTAATCTTTTCTTTTATTTTTGTTTATTCTTTCTTTTCTTTCTTTTTTAGTTCTTTTATTGCTTTTCATGATGCTGGTCTTTTTGTTTATTATTCTGAGGTTTTTTCTAATGCCTCTAGTTAATTGTGTTAATACTGTATCAGGTACAGGTGGTGGTACGTTGACTGTTACTGCTGCCGTTTATCCCAATTGTTCCAGTGGCCTTGCTTATACAACCACAACTTATTTATTGTCCCTTGAAACGAAAATCATAGAAATGCAGCAATCCGTTGCTGACTCTCAGGCTGCTACATTGTTAAGTAATTCTCAGTTAGCAAGTTGTAATACTTTGCTTTCTGGTTCTGGTTCTTGTCCTGCTGTTAATCCTAATCCGGCTACTTATTCGCCAAATGATTTGCTGCTAGGGACTAATGTCTATACTCTTGGCGATATGGCTTATGTTTTAGTTCTTGCCTGGGGTTTAGGGCGGATTTTATTGTATGTCCGTCAGTTTTCATTTTCATCTTAACTTAATAGGACGTGTTTATGACTACTTACGCTCGTTTGTTGCCTTTGCTTTTGGGCATGCTTTCTTTTTTCGTGGCTGATTCCGCTTTTGCCGCTGGCGACTTTGAGGTGCTAGATGCTGCGGTCACGAAAGTTCAGGGCTTGATTACCGGCAACCTGATGACGGCTGTAACCGGTGTTGGTGGTGGCATGATTGCCTTAGCTGGTGCTGCCTTTGGTTTCCGCTGGGTTCAACGGATGTTTTATTAATTCGTTGATTTCTTGATTTGATTACTGGGGGAGTTTGGCAACATTCTCCCCTTTTTTCTGGATTCCTTATGGATTCTCTTATTCATTTATTGTTATCTATTTTTCCTTTTTTAATTCTTGTTGAGGTTTCCGCTTATGCTTTTAAGTTTGTTTATTCTTTGATTGTTTCTTATTGGGGTTAATTTTATGACTTCTTATGAGTTTTTAATTAACAATCTTGAACAGTTCTTTTTTATTCTTTTTGCCTTTTATTTATTACTTAAATAATATGAAATTATTTATTTTTTTCTTGCTTGCTTTTGTTTTCCCTGTGCAGTCTTCTTATGCCGCAAATTGTTCTGCGGCTATGGCTGACTGTGAATCTAAGTTAGCGGGTCGGCTGTCTACTAGACCAGATTTAGCTGGTCATTGCTATTGTACAGATAATGGTAGTACCTCTGTCGGATTAGCTGGTTGGTGTGATGGCTGGATTATTCCGCCTATCCCTCCTTGCATCACCACTGCCCCAGTTACCTGTCAATCCGGCCAGAACGTCGGCAGTGGTTCTAATGATTACCCTCTGATGGGTAATTATTCCACGGGTTGCTACAAGACTTGTGGTGTGTCTTGTCAAGGCGGGTCTACCGCTCAATTAAGCTGCACTGGCTCTCGTCCTCCTGCTTACTCGTCTTGTACTTACACCGGCACTACTTGCACCGGTGCTGATGATTTTAATGAGACAGCTCAGCCATCCCCTGCGGATTGTAAATCTGAGGGCACCTGGGGTATTGGCTGGACTAAATCCACATCGCTGATTAATCCAAGCGACAATTTGCGGCCTTGTGTGTGTGACAAGGTTGATTTGATGGTCGAGCTTACTAAACGCTGCGGGCTTAATTTTGCTGCATCTGCGCTTGAGTTGTTAATACTTAAGCGGGTTCCTGGTGGTGGTTATGCGTCTTCTGGTGGTTCCGGTACTACGCCTGCTGGTTTGATTCCAGGTCTTCAATTTTTTGCTTCTGAATGCTGGAAAGACCCTGTTCAAGTCGCTCCGACAAATGAAATAAACTGTCCCTATGAACGCATAGGCAATCATTGCACTGTTCCTCAAGAATCTTCAGGTGTTCCTGAATATGACCATTTCAACTGCGGCCCTGGATTTATCAAGCCTTTTGAGCGTGCTGATTACTGTATCCCAGAAGAGGATGTGCGTGTAACGAAAGAAATTCATACTTCTTATGATTCAAAGAGAAACTCTAATAATCAAGGCGAAAGATATTGTCCTGACCCATCTACTAATTATGATGGCATTTGCTGGTGTCCAAATGGTAAGATTTTTATTTATGGTAAGCAGACATTATCTGACGGTTCAGTTGTCGGTGGTTGCGATACTTCTGGGCAAACATTAAACGAATATGACCCGGAGTATAATACTCGCGATAATGACCCTAATAACGATAATCAAAGTGCGGAGGGTTATCATGTTTGGGTAGATAACTTTTCTGAAGTGAATAAAGTTCTCGAATCCATGAAACAAAAACAATGCGGCTGGGATGCTTCAAATCCTTGTTTTGTCCATGTCAAAGACGACACGGCGACTCAAATCAGAAAAGTATTTGTAACTAATTTAAGCGAATTATTAGAGCCATTAGAAATTATTTCTTCAGATACTTCTGATTTAGTAAATTCTAACAATCAAATCGCTTCTTTTTCTTTAGAATCTAAGAATTACTTAAATTCTATTGAACGTTCTAATCGTGATATAGTTACTGCTTTGGAAGGCCTTAATTTTTGCGGTTGCAATGATGATTCTGCCGTTCTTCAAGACATTGCTGATAACACAGGTGCTACTTCCAGAAACACAGAAAACTCTTTACCTTATTTGGAAAGAATTGCAGATAATTCTGACGTTTTGAAAGAAGAGGCTGCAATTACTAATGAAAAGTTATCTGATTCAATTATAAATCTTGAGGATTTGAATTCTAAAACTCAAGATATAAATGATGCCTTGAAATGTGGTGATGAAGGTCAGCAAGACGGTTTGTGTGATTTATTAAAGCAAATTCGTGACTCTTTGACCTGCACTGATGTCGATGGCGATAAAATGTGTGATGTCACAGAGATAAAACCGCCTGTTGAAGACACGGAAGAACCGCCACCAGAAGAAGAGGTGCCGACTGACCCGGATGGTAATGCCATTGATTTTACTTTGCCAGACGTTGAATCCGGGGCTGGTAAAGGCACTTGTCCTACTTTCAAGTTTGATTTTATCGGCGATAAAATGTTAGCTAAAACTTATGAAATTGACATGGAAAAGATTTGTCTGGCATTGGATATTATCGGTTATTTGATGTTAGCTGGCGCTTATATGGTTTGTGGCCGCATCATTTATAGAGGCGTTTTATGATTACTAATGTACTAGAGCATCTCGTTAGATTGTCGGAAATGGCTAAATCCGGTGCTATGGGTTTTGTGGTTTCTGGTGCTGCTGCTTTGGCGGGTTATAAAGTTTTCAAGGAAATTCTTGCTTTTGTTGTTTCAAATGTTGAATCAGCTTTTTTGAAATATGGTGAATTGGGTGCTTTTGCTGCTTACGCTTTGAAAGCGACAAATGCTGAGGCTTGCATTACTCTCATTTTAACCACTTACGCCTCTGTGGCTGCTTTTAAAGTTTATAAATCTACTCGCCGCTCTTCTTCGGGTTCTGATTCTGGTGCTGATTCTGGTGCTGATTCTGGCGCTGGTGGTGCTGTATGAAACTTAAAAACTTAAAAATCTGTAAACTGGTTTCCAGTTTCAACCCAATCATTGTTACCGGTTCCCAGGGCACCGGCAAAACCACATTCGCTGTTTCGTTGGCTTTGTATCTGCTTGAACTCAACCCAGGCTCTGAGTTTTATCATTGCGGGCTAGATGGGGCAACCTTCGGCACATCCTTTGAAGATGGCACGAAATGGCACGAATTACCGGATAACTCGGTTATATACATAGACGAGTGCGACAAGAATGGATTTCAGAGTTCCAAGTCTCGCAATATCGACGATTTGCCTCCACATTTACGGGCATTAACTGAACTACGCCATAAAGGTCATCACCTCATAATCTCTACGGTGTCGGTGATGGACATCCATCATTATGCTAGGAGTAAATGCCCAGGCTGGATTGACTTGTTCCGCGCATTCGGCAGGCACCAGGCTAAAGCCACCATCAAGCCGGGCTGGAAAGATATAAAGAATTTGCCAGTTGCAGAACGTAAAATTTACGAACAACGTTCAACTACTGAGACGGTCTACCATGACCGTGCTGTTCAAGAAAAATTCAAATCCTCATCAGTACACACATCCGCCTATTCCATAAAAAATATTCCCTTCCTCAAAATCTTTTGGGTTTTCTTGCTTTTTTTCGGTGCATTATTTGCCATCATTTATCCCATCTATTCTATTATTGTTGATGCGCCTACCTTGTCCCCTCCTAAGCCTCCCACAGCACCCTCTGCACCTGCTTCTCCTGGTGCCCCTCCTGTTACTGCCCCTTTGCTTCCTTCTCCTTCTCCTTCTGCCCCTTTGCCTTCTCCTGCGCCTGCACTTGCCGTTTATCAGCTATCAATCACAGACCGTGCTAAATACGCTGTGCCTGCATTCATGCAGGACTTGGATTATCTTACTTACGCATCCCTTAACGGTTATCGCTGCGCTTTGGCAGTGTTTGGTAAAAAATCTGATTGCTGGTGCTATAATGACAACATCAGTCGCATCTATGTGCGTGCTGACCTCTGTTTAATCCACGTCCGTACGCGCCAATATCCGGCCATTCAACACACTGACAACAAGACTTCAGTGGCACAGGTAACAAATTAAGGGGGATTATCATGTTGCGTATTATTGGATTTATCGTTTTGTTTGTATTACTTATCAGATTCCCGGTTAATTTCTTTGCTGACATACTGATTGCTGAACATATGTCACTATCTTACAAAGTTATTAGTAATTACATATTGGTGTTTTTCTTTGGCTGGATTTACTGGCTTATTTACTTCAAACTTCTGTTCCCGAAGAAATAATAAAAAAGGCCGCCATAAAGATGACGGCCTTCATTCTTATTTAACGCTTTGCCTTTTTTCCGCATTTTTAGAAGTCATGCTTTCGGCTTCTTTTGCGTTTTTCATCATCATACCGTAGCTATTAAGTATTATAAATCCTCCAAATACTAATATAAAACCTCCTATGTGTTGGTTTATTCCAATCCACTTCATTGACTCTTTCCAGTGTGCTGCTGCAACCAACAGTATTACTATTTCACAGGCATAAAACATGCAAATCTGTAAGAATGTGCCTAGTTTCATTTTTACTCCTTTATGTTGCTGATGTTAATCGTAGACAGTCATTGTCCGGTGTATTATTTTACTTTATTGGAGTCATTTTATGTCTAGTTTTATTTCAAGATGTGGCTTACTTTTTATTCTGGATACAGCGCTTTTGATGCCTGGCTTTCTTGTGGCTTTATTGCTCACGTATTTTCATTTTCTTTACTTTTCCCCCACACCAGAGGCTTTCCCTGTCTTCTTTGACCTCTTTCGCATTGGTTTAATGTATTGGATACCTTGTACGATGATTAATAACGCCATTTTCTTCAAACCTTGCTCGATTGAAGAGGATGATGAAGAAAACGACGAAAATCTAACTAAAATAGAAATCTATCTATTATCCGCTCTAGCTGTCTTATTTGTTGCACTTTGGTTGCTGTCGTTGTCTTCTTAGTTTTTTATTTATTATTCATTGCTATATAGATTAATATACATGCTATCCATATTAAAGTGCCTATAACCACTATCGTTATATTTTCTCTCTTTGGCATCTTCGTTTTTGTTCTATTTCCACGTCTTCTCATGTCTTTTCCCTTGTCCTAAAATAAAAAAAGTCCTTAATCAGTATCCCTGGTGTAATCAGTCGTCCCTGGGTCGTAATCAACTCAATTACCTTCTTCAGCGCGTTCCTTATGTCTAATCTTTTGACGTAAATAAAAAAGCCCTATCCCTGGTGTAATTCGTAATCCCTTATTCCCTATCCCTGGTGTAGTCCCTAATCAGTTGGTCTGAAATAAAAAAAGTCCCTAGTCCCTGTCCTTTTCGCCGCTCACCGCCCAAAAAAATACCCGCAAGTGGATGCCTGCGGGTGTGCTGTTTTGACCTATCCTCACCAGTCTCCGTGCCTTTCGTTATGAGGAATAGTGAGTTGATATTCTTGCGTTATTAGCCACCCGGCGCTGTGTTCGGGTGTCATGCGCACTTCTCCTTTTCCAGCCGTTCTATCCGTTCCTGCATCTCTAAGAACTGTTTAATGCTTTCAGCGCGTTTTTGGGTCTCGGCAATGAATTCTTGTTGCTTTTCAAGTGGCATCATCTGCACGGTCTTGATGACCGCTGTCATCTTTGGGTCTAGCGCTACATTTGGCTCTGGGGTCTGATCAGGCTTAGCTTCCTGCTGCCTAAACATCGGGCCTTCGCCGGTGGCTACCCAGTCAATACTGACGTTATATACATCTGATAATGCACGTAGGAAGTTAAAAGAAGGCTCAGCACGCCCACCTTCTATGTCGTTAATGTAGCTTCTGCTGACTTTTATGCTCTCAGCAAGTCTTTGTTGTGAAATAGATAATGACTTCCTTACCTGCTTCACTCTTTCACCTGGCGTCATTTACGTCAATCCGCTTGCGGTAGGTGTAATATACGTCTATAATGTGTCATACCGTCATACAGTAAGACATACATACAGGATTTTAGCACCATGTCTGATGCTCGTTTGAACTTTAGAGTTCCCAGCAGCTTCAAAGCCAGACTTGAACTTTTTGCTTGGCAGCGGCGTATTGCTGTAAGTGAGCTTCTCCGTCAAATCGCGGAGGATTATTTGAGTAAACAAGAGGAGGTAAAAAAAGAATCGGTCGATAAAGACCATTTAGAAGTGTCGTTCTAAGTCGCGGGCAAGGGGTGTTGGAACCACCCAAAAACCCGCTAAACACCTTATCAATGAAGAGGATTGACAACATGTCTACCCCCATTATATCCCAGCCCACCGAGCAACAGGCGCTTTTCATCGACGCCCTGCGCTATCGTCTGAGAAATACTCTGGAAGTTCAGCCAAGCCTGCCCAGTCGGGGCAAACTGATACATGCGTCTAACGTAGCTCGTGACTGTCTGGGCGTTTGCTTATCCGTCGGCTATCTGTTCGACATGGATATTGATTCCCTCACCGCCCCCCAGCGTGCCGATGTCATGAGCATTATTGACGCTCATCTGATCACTTGGTCACGTCCAATGCGGAAAATGTTCTCTGAGGTTTTTTCAGAAACATATCAGGAGTCAACGCATTACACAGCGTTTTCTGCTGCCTTGAACCTCCTACAGTGGATGAGTTATGGCAAACACGGGCTGGACAGGTCTGAGTTATATGAGGCATTAAGCCCCGTCATTACCTCATTCCGGGCCAGAGTAAACCATTTGTTTGAAACCAGTCTGAGCGATGACATAAAACGCAATTGGGCACGTCAAAGCCTGTATATCTTGGATGAGATAGGCTTCGTGCCGGTGATTGAGGAAGACCAACTTGATTTGGTTGCCCCGGACGAACAACCACAACCGGCGGTGCTGCCCACTGCCTTATTAATCCTGGCTGCAATTGCCTCACCGTCTGTTCCTCAGGCGTCTGAGATGCCAGCAGATTTGCGCATAGCCGCTGAGAGTGCAGCAGTTCAGCACGGCATCCCCCCTGCGCTTTATGTCCAGTTCATTGAATCCGGCCATACTTGGCAGACAAACCCCGCGCAAATCTCGCTAGATATGACGTATGGTTGTGGCCTATTTAAGGTGTGGACTGTTCGCGAGAACCTGGACTGCGGCGCTATGCAACTCAGCTTTTACGCATCCAAAGCAGGCAGCGTAACGGCAGGCATACAGGCTTTCTGTGCAGCTTCCAAACTCTGCGGGGGTGTGCAATGAACTCCCCCAAACATTACCTACTGGTCTCACTGGCAGGCACCACACTATTAATACCCGTTGTGGCGCTCGCCATCGCTGGATTGGTGTTGCCAACCCACACCCCAACAGTCCCACCTTGCCACCAGATTGCTGATCAGAGTCTGGCTGCACTTGCCGACAAAGCCGCAGACCGTCACGACATCCCCCGCGACATCTTCGCCGCACTCATCCAGCAAGAGTCCGCATGGAACCCTGACGCGGTGAGTTCAGCGGGCGCTATCGGCTTGACCCAAGTAATGCCGCGCACTGGCGAACATCACTGTGGTCTAACCGCCGACCAACTCACCGACCCCGAAAGTAACCTTGATTGCGGAGCGAGTTATCTATCTGCGCAGTTCAAGGTTTTTGGCGATTGGCGCTTAGCTTTGGCTGGCTATAACGCTGGGCCTAGTCGCGTTATCAGCGCTGGCGGAATCCCCGCTATTGCCGAAACCCAGCACTACGTGCAGACCATTTGCGCAGTCGCAAACTGTGGGGGTGCAGCATGAGCGCCTTATCATGGTTCGATTGGAGGATTGCGGTTGCCCTGCTCGGCATTATCGGCGCAACCGCTGCCCTGATTGCTTGGCAAAACCGCCAACACACCGAGATGGCCGCCCGCTGGTTGGGATACTCGGCGCTGGGTTTGGAGTTGCTCGGTCTGGCGCTGTCCGTGTTCTGGGCAGTCAATGCCCCATCCGGCAGCATCATGCCGGTTATCTTCGTCGGCGGCTGGGTCGCTATGCTGGTCGGGCGGGCGGTACTCATTCCGCAAGCGATAAGCAAGCACACCGGCTTCGCCTTCGACTTTGCGGTTTATGGCGGTTTGGCATTGGCTTATCTGGCGCTTTACGGTTCGGGGCTGTTTCACGCTTTGAATGATAGCTCCAACGCGGCGGATGCACGTTTAGAGGCCAGCTTACCGGCGCAAGCATTGGATGCTGAGATAAGCGCAACACGCGCCCGACTCAGCAACCTCGCAGGCTTTGCCGATGCAGGCAAGGCACACGCGGAAGAAAGCGCACAGCAAGCCGCACAAGCCAAGTCAGCCGGGCGAATCAATGCGCTGCGGGCAGAATTGGCGGCTGCCAAGGTGAAGCTGGCCGGTTGCAAACATGACCATATCACCCGCTGCATTACCCCCGCAAAAGCAGAGATAGCCAGCTTGGAAACTCAACTGACTGGACTTGGTGGCGATGTATCCAGCAACGGCTACGCAAGCCGCCATGCCGAGTACAACGGCGTACAAGCCCATTTGGTCGAGCTACAAAAGCAACGTGCCGCGCTCTCCACCTCCGGCCAAGGGGTATCCCAAGCATGGACGGCTGACGATAGGTTCGTAGCCTGGGTGTTTGGCATCTCGGAAGAGCAGGCAAACCGCGTCAAATGGCTGGTATTCACGCTGATTTTCGATTTGCTTAGCCTGGCGTTTCGTATCGTTTCAGCCTTGTTAATGGAAGGCAACAGCACCGGTGCGGTCAAACGCAAGCTCATAGCTTTGATAGATGCGGGTGTATCACCTCGGCAAGCCGTTTCCATGCTAGACGGCGGCGAACCAGTAGCCATGAGTATGCAACCGGCTGGGGTCAAGTTGCCTTCACTGGATACCGGGGGGCGGATTGATGCGGATGGTTTGGCTAACTTGCACGCTGGTGAAATCGTGCTGAATGCGGCGGCAACGGCTGAACTCGATAGGCTGCACCCAGGCTTAGCTGACCGGCTTAATGCGGGCAATATCGCCACTCAAGCCATGTCGTTTAACGCACCCGTTATAACGCACCCGTTAAACGACAAATTGCCGTTAAACGCACCCGTTATAACGGGCCCGTTAAACGACAAGCCATATGCCGGCCGCGTGGGTAGCCAAGGCACTTGCGACCACTGCAAAAACCAATACTTGGTAATGACTTGGAACCAACGGTTTTGCAGCGAATCATGCCGCGTATCCGCGTGGGAACAGCGTACAGGCGCACGGGTTAAAAAGGGGAAACGTCACGAGTCATGACACTGACAGACCGTTTTAACCCCTAAACCACTCAATCCCGCCCACAAAAAAAGGCCCAGAGCTTGGAACACTGGGCCTTTAAGGATGCGAATCAACATGGATATTCTAGCCCAAACCCTGCTGTCTGAACAATCTGTTTTAGGTGCCCTGCTGTTAGACAACCAATCCCGCAAGCTGATTGCTGATAAGCTCGTAGCAGCAGACTTCTCCCGCCTTGACCACCAACACCTGTTTACTGCAATCACCCAACTGATAGACAACGACCAGCCTTGTGACGTAATCACCTTATCAGACTGGCTGCAACGCCGTGGCGAACTGGTAGACCTGGCCTATGTCAGCTCACTTGCCAAGAACACCCCCAGCGCTGCCAACATCTCCGCTTATGCCGACATCGTGCGCGAGCGTTCTGCCCTGCGCTCACTTGCCAGCGCTGGCACAGACATCGCCAAAATTGCCAGTGACACCGATACTCACCGCGCCATTCCTGATTTACTGGCCGATGCACAACGCCGTATTACCGATATCACCTACCGCTACGCATCCGCCACCGGCACCCAGTACCTAGACGAGATACGCCCAATGGATGCGCTGCTTGATGATGACAGCATACAGCCGCCGCCTTTCGTGTTTACCTCAGATACCGGTTCCTGGTTCACCGATTCCAGCATCATCATGGTCACCGCCAAGACCGGCGCTGGCAAATCCGTCTTTGTCCACACCCTCACCTATGCCCTGGCCACAGGCATGAATTTCATGCACTGGCAAAATTCCCAGCGTAATCGCCGCTATCGAGTGCTTCTGGTAGACGGCGAATTGCCAGACTGGACGCTTAAACAACGTTTTCAAACCTTGGTCGGCTTCATGGGTGTCGGCATGGTGCCCGCTAACTACTTCATGATGGGCCTGTCCTTCTTTGACAAACACCCTAAGCCTCACACCCAAGAAGGCAAGCGGGTGATCCGTTCGATGGCCGATAACTTCGATGTCGTGGTGTTTGATAACGTCTCCACGCTGTTCTCCTGCTCAGGCAGTGACGACAACAGTGCCAACGACTGGCACGAAACCCAGGAATACCTGATTGCTCTCAGAGACGCGGGCAAGACCGTTATCCTCATCAACCACGCAGGCAAGAGCAACGAAAGCCGCGGCACCAGCAAACGCGAGGATGCGCTAGACGTGCATATCAGGCTAACCAATGACGGCTTGAACGGGTTAGAGATTGAGTGCTTAAAAAACCGGCATGGCGGACGCTGGAAGACCCTAGAAGCCGCCATTGATGAACGCGGGATGCTCTACATACCCAGCCTGCATAGCCGTTTAACTGGCACCAATAAGCTGATATTTGAGCTGCTGGTTAAAGAAGGCGCGATGTCTATAGGAGAGATGACCGATTTCTTAGACGGCTATGGTAAGGAACAGCTTAAACGCGCCTGCAACCGCATGGTAGAAAAAGGCATCCTCACCAGAACTCGCAACCGGCAAGGAGTAGTCAGTTATGATTTTGGTTCTGTTTTGGAAGCGGGACAATCGGGACAAGCGGGACAAGCGGGACAAGCGGGACAAGCGAATGGGTTAAAAAATGATACTTTATTGCATAATGCTAACGACTCTTTGCAAAACGCAAAAAACCAAGATTCTCTACATACCCTTGTCCCGATTGTCCCGTTCAGCCGAAACCCGCATGAACAGGGGTCTGTAGGGGTGGACAAGCTAACTATCCCATTTGTCCCGCTTGTCCCGATTGTCCCGATTGCCACAGAGAATTTAGCTAATTACCTGCTGAATTACCTATTACAGCAAGACCCGCAACGCTTAGGTTTTCAGCAATCTCTTGAAGACGTTGTTGACGCCCTGGGCTGGCCGTTGTATCGGCTGAACTCCATCCGTCGGTTCTTGGAAGAGGCTGGGGAAATCCAGACCACCGGCACAGGGACGCCTATCCGTCTGGCGGTTACCCAAGCTTCTCAAGCTGCCCAAGAACTGCACCAGTTGCTTTATCCCAATGCCTAACGCTTTCCTGTTCGAGGAGTTAATGCTGATGTTTCTCAAACACTCACAAGCCACTAAACGCAGCTACCGCGATGACTTAGGCCGTGCCCGCACCTTGGCCCTTCACTTTGCTGGCCGTGACATGTGGACGCTGCGGGCGGCTGATGTGTATGCCTACATTGAACAGCGCCGCCTGGCCGGGGTGTCAAACGGCACTATCAACCGTGAACTGATGCTGCTTTCGGCGGCTATTGGTCATGTGCGATTAACTCAGGAAATCGAATTACCCAACCCGGTGCGCGGACGCATGTTGCCAGAATCTCAAGGCCGGGTGCGCTGGTTGACCCAAGATGAAGCGCAGCGCTTGATAGCATCGGCTGAACCGTGTCTGGCTGATTTCATCCGCCTGGCGCTACACACGGGATGCCGGGCAGGGGAACTGATCAACCTGCAATGGTCACGGGTGGACTTTGCCCGCAGCCTGTTGACCTTAGAGCCACAACACACCAAGACTGCCCGGCGGCGCTCAGTGCCTTTGAACTCACAAGCTGTTACAGCACTGCAATCTCGCTTGGCTTGGCGCGATAGACACTGCCCAGAGTCTTACCACGTTTTCCTGAATGACCGCTGTTCACCGCGTCGCACCTTTCAAAAGGGCTTTCAGGAAGCTTGCCGGGTGGCTGGGATTGATAACTTTAGGATTCACGACCTACGCCACACTTGCGCGGCGTGGCTCGTCAATACAGGCGTGCCGCTGATTGTGGTGCGTGACTTATTGGGTCATGCCAGCGTTCAGACCACAGAAATTTATGCGCATCTCTCACCTGAGAACGTGCGCCAAGCACTGACTTTAATCGAAGGAGACTTTATGTAGCTTTATCGCAGACGTACAAGGACGACGGACTAGTAAAAACCAGTAGTCCGTCGTCCTTGGCATCAGCTAACTTGCTGATAAATATGGCTGGGGGACTAGGATTCGAACCTAGGTTTACGGAGTCAGAG